CCGCCGCAACCGAGGGGTGCAGCATTTCATGTGTAAATGCGTATGCGGCACCACTCGCGTAGTACGTAAAGATAATTTAGGTCATGTCCAGGGCTGCGGTTGCGAGCGAAAAGAATATAAATTTCGCACCGGGCAAATAAAAACAACAGCAAAGCCAAGTACTAAAAAAGCGCGAATTGTTTCACCAAAAACAGTAAGTGCACCGGCTAAAATGCCGCACCACGAAAACCAAGAGCCGCGCCCGCGATACCAGCAGCGCAGTAAATCAACCCGCGAGCTATTAGAAGAACGCTTAGCACAAAAGCAGTTAGAAAAAGAATTAAGCGAATTATGGTGAACCATGAAATCAACAGTTAAACGCCGCAACTGGGTGTATCACTCAGTTGTTAAACCAAAGCAGAGCGAGCAGAAAAATGTCAAATAATCAACTAACCCAAAAGCAAGAACTTGAAGTAGCAGCAGACGTAATTGAATATCTAAAAGGTCGAGGTGTTGAAGGTATTCAAGCTGCATTAATTTTAAAAACATCAGCTACTCATGTTGAAAACAGGCTAGCAGCTCAAGCATTTTTTAATGCTATGCAAAAATCATTAACTTAACCAAAAAGGAAACGCACCATGCACCAACAAAATAAACCACTCGATAAAGGCCGTGTAGCCTGTATTGCTGAAAAATACCAGCAAGGCAACACTACCAAAAACCGCTACGCCACATTAGGCCGTGCCACTAAATGGCCGAGTAACAACCAAGGCGGCAGCGATAGCATTGAAATAGAACTCGACACTATGCCAATTAATCAACAAGGCCCGTTAAAACTATATATATTTTGGGAAAGTGAAAGCCAGCAAAGCCAAACGCACAATAACCAGCCACAAAACCAAAGCCAAGGTTACGCACCGCCGCAATATCAAGGGCAGTATGATCAGCCGCAAAATGCGCCACAGCAAAACCAGTCACAATATAACCAGCGCAGGCAGTAAACAGCACCCACAAAAAAGCCCGTTTAATACGGGCTTTTTAATGCGTGAAATAAAGTAAAGACTATAGCCCAACTAATTCCAATTGTTGTTCGCGAGGTAGGCTTTTAATAAGTGCGGCGGCTAATTGTTGCGTGCTTTGTACCGGAGGGTTTAAGAAGTGATCAAACGATTGGGTAATACGAAACGTCGCCCCGCATTCACGAGTATTAGTACACGAACAATATAAATTTACTACGTGCGTACTTTGCGTTTCACGCGATGTAATCGTAGCTTTAGATTCGCAATTCGGACAAGTAACCCGCGCCATAATAAACCCCAATAGTTAATAAATCACACTGTCATTATATACAGTGGTTGAGTGCGTTACAAATAACCATTTAACTATTGCCTGAGAATCAACAAGCTAAAAAAATCACTCCTCCTCGCCTTCCGCTTTCGTGCAAAAAATGCGTTAAATTGACACCCCCAGTGACAGGCCATTTTGGGCTAGCCCTTATAACTAAAGGATCTGAATGACAGTTGAAAAGGATCGTAATGACAAAAATGTGACAATGTTTGACACAAAGTGACAGCATAAAGATCAAATAGGTGGGCATTTGTTGAATATTGAAATATAATAAATTAATTATCACTTAAGCGATAAATAAATTATGAAGTATTTATATAAAGGCTCACAAAGCCAAGAGCGATTAGATGTGCTTTTATCGTTTGGTAAAAGTACCAGTGAAGATATAAAATCGGCGCTTAGCGACTACTTAGTTCGCGGCATTGGTAAAACAAATGCCGCGTTACTTAATAGCGTAAAAAGCCCAAATTTAACAAGAGCACTTAAGCGTCTTGAGGTCACGGCGGGGAAGGTTGAAAAAGTAAAAGAGCTTGATTGGAAAAATCGCTAGTTAGTCACTAGCGCTTGTTTTTTCTAGCTTGCTGTCAGCCACACTTTTGGCCGCTTGCAGTTGTGAATTGCACTGCGTTAACGCGCTGTTATATTCAATTGCCAACCTGCTCAGGCTTTTCCATTTTGCGCCCTGCAAAGTTGGGTGCGCTACTGGGGCAACAATCCAATCATCAAGCAGTAAATATTTATACCTGGTTTGAATAACAACCCGCTCTTTAGGCTCAGGGGTTAGCGTGCAACCCAATAACCCCAGCAGGCATATCAGCATTAATGCAATCTGTTTCATTTTTATTACTCGCTATATCGTTAAGTTGTTTGGTTTTGCTTTTGCTTATTTGCTCAAGCATCGATGTTTTTTGCATAAAACTGTTTAGCCTGGCCTGAGAATTTGCAATCTCAGCTTCAAGCCGCTCGCGTTGCAACTGCTCATTGTTTAACGTCGCTAACAGCTGGTCGCTGTTTTGCTCTAGCAAATCAACCTCGCTTAGTAGCGATGCTTTTTCTAAGGCCGCATCGGTAACGCTAGCTTTTAAATGCAGCGTTTGAATATAAAAAACACCCGCCACAAACAAAGCCGCCGCAATTAAAACAAAGCTAAAGTTATTTTTAAGCAATCTAAACAAAGCAAGCCATCCCATTATTTGCCACCTCTAATTAATTTAATAAAGCCCTTTGGGTCTTTGCTAAACGTTTCAATAAATTTATTGATCCCCTCCAAAATGTGCGGGGCCGCATAAGCCGTTACACCAATAACGCCCGTTTTTAAACTTTCATCAAATTGCCGCCACTCGCAAAACATAGCTGCCAAGTACGCAGCAAAAACAGCAATTAACACACTCATAAAATAATGAAAAAACGTAAATACCTTACGGCTTAAATACATTTGTATAGCCGCCGCTAAAAAGCTCAACATAAGCAACTGCCCCCACTGTTTAATAAATTCAACTATATCTATCCAGCTCATGCGTCATCCTTGGGTGTTGGGTTAAGGTCTGAGTATTCAGGCTCTTTAAATTCAATATGCTGCGCTGCAGGTAAATAATTATTTATACCTAAAACATCTTGCTGCATTGGCACCACTTCATTGTTGTAATATGCGCGGGTAATTTTATCTAAATCACCAAAACCGTTTTTGTCACCAGAAGACTGGCCGCTTAGCGCTTCTTGCGCACGGTGCATACTTAGCATGTCGTTAAGCGTAATTTTTTTAATTCGCTCAAATTCATCCTTGGTAGATATATCGCCAACCGGTGTAATGTTTATCGCTTTTTCAGCATCAGCTTTATTGCTACGAAAATTAAAAAACAAACTTCTAAAGTTACCCACGCCTTTGCTATCGCGTATAGCATCTTTTAATGCCGTTTCATCTTCAGCGCTTAAATTAGGATCAGCCATTGAAAATATAAAACCCATGTGCGCACCGTTCTTGTAATAGCGGCGCCTAAACAAAGTCGCATCTTCATTTAATAATGCCGACTGAATGCCACCGTAATACTGCGGTATGCCATAAATGCCTTGCCCCGGGTCGTACTCTTTTACATGTATAATTTCGCCCGCATTAAAATAAATAGGCTCATGGCTACGGTTACTTAATTGCGCATACACACCGCGCGTACTCGTATAGCGCATAGTCAGTGCAGGCAGGTGCCGTAGTTTAATAATTTGCCCAAACGAATTTTTAATAATTTGCAAATAAGCGTTGCCACTCCACAGCAAATCAAAGCCAAATTTGCTTAATGCTTGATGGCTTAACAGCGGGTTGGGCTTATACCATTTTAAAATCATATTGCGCTTAAAATACAAAATGGGTCCGTGCTGGGCATTAACGCGCAGCAGTTTAATTAAACCCTGCAAACTAATGGGCGGCGCATAAATACCGTTGCTGTCACTAAATACACCAACGTAATCTGTTAGTCTGTTATCTAAGCACGGCTCGGGGTCGCCAAAACTAAACGCATCAGTTACCGCAGTTCGTTGGTTGTAATTTGGCGCTTGGCCGTTGCTTACTTGTAGTCGTGGTTTCATTAAGCTGCAATTCCTACAGATGTTTGGCGGCTGTGGGCATTACCGTCCAGAGGTTCAAATAACAAGGCGTGCATAATTGCCCACGCAATGTCGGCATGGCCCGTAGTGGCCGTGCGGTTAGTAGCATATGTAATTTGATCGCCAACAACTTTGCGGCGAATATTAATAAACGAGCTAGCAATGTTTACCGCGTCCTGGTCAAACTCAAGGCGTCGGTTTTGAATAACGTTAATTGCTTTAATAACCATGCGGTTTTTAATAATAGGGTTGTAATGTATCGGCTCAGCGTTAGGGTAAAACTTAGTAATAAGCTCCCATACACCGTAACCAATACCGGTGGTATCAACGCCAATGTGCACAACGTTGTATTTTTCGGTAAGTAGTTTTATTTCGCTGGCCATAGCTTCAAAATCATTACCGCTTAAATCAATTGCTTCAAGCAGCAAAAACTTTTCACCAGGCTTCATCGGCGCACTTAAAATAGCCACGCTCGCCTTATCGCCAAATCGCGCAGGGTCAAAGCCAATAACCACCGGCTTTAACCCGTAAGGGCGTTCGTAATCTAAATCAAAGTCAGGCCACTTGGTCGAATCGCCCACGCAGTTCATAAGCTGTTTGAGGTTAAACGCACTATGCGCATCATCAATAAACTTGCACATAAACAAGTTATTAAACTCATCTACACTGTACTCGTTTTCAAGCACGCCAATATCAATGCGGTCAAACCCACTGGTAACCACATCGTACACAGTAAGCATTTGTCGCCAAATGCCATCTTCGCAAAGCCTGCCATTTTTTAAGCTTTTATGGCTAACATCAATCGCAAATTCAGGGTCGTTACATGCTTTTGTTTTGCGGTACCACTTACCGTTCCAGTGGTCATACGCTTCATGGCTCGTAACGCTCGGCGTACTAAAATAGGTTATTCGTAAATGCTTATGCGTTGCCATGGCCTGCGCCAAACCGCGCAAGCTCTTATATTTTGGAATCCAAAAAACTTCGTCTATATATAGGTCGCCACTTTCCGACTGAGCAGTACGCGCATTAGTGCTTTTAAAAATAAGCTTAACTGTTTTGCCGCCCGCCAAATTAAGCACCATTGGTGAACCGGTTAGCTCAACATTAAAATGCTCACGCACCAGCGCCACAATATTGGCTTTAAATACCTCGGCCTGATCACGNCTCGCCGATATAAATATTTTATTACGACCATTAATAACCGCATCGTAAAAGGCTTCAAACGCAAAGTAAAAAGTAGCCCCAATTTGGCGGGGCTTTAAAATAAAGCGGGTTCGGTGATCTTGGTTTTCAAACCAATGTTTTTGGTGGGGATAAAGAAGTTTGTCTTTAAGCTCGTCAAGCATTTCAAGCGTAATGCCAGAGCAATCATTTTTCTTTTTCTTCTTCGACTTTTTGCCGCTGCCGCCANCTATTACCAGCACCAGCATCGTCATTGTTAGCGCGTTGCTTAGGGGCAGGCGAAAGCTTGCTTTTATTTAGTGCACATAATTGGCGCGTGCAAAAGTCTAGCTCTTTATATTCAGCATCGGTTTTATTGTCTTTATCGGCTAGCAAATTAATGCGGCGACTAAACGCCATTTCGGCATTATACGTTGGGCACATGTCAGCCCAGTTCTCAGACTCAGACCAACGCCTAACACTTCGCGCACTTGGCATGCCTGCTAAATCAGCTATTTCCTCGTAGGTATAGCCCTCAACAACATACAAATCCTGTGCTTTTTTGCGTACGTCTGGTCCGTAGTTAGCCTTCATATTGCGCCACATTAATTAATCCATGGCGGCAGTGTATTAGTAATAAAGCGCGTAATCTGTCTGTTAAAAACCTGTCCATTCCTAAAAGTTAAATATAGGAATTTCAAAAAGTTAAACCGTTGGAAAGGTGCAAAAGGAGGGTGCAAACTGCAGTTACTTTAAAGCATAAAGCTTAATTAAAAAACATTTAAAAGGTTTGTTTATATGTCAGGTCAACTACGCACAAAACCATTATCAATTGCCGCTGTTGGCATGACTGTCGACGGCCGCGAAATAACCGAGCAAGACGTAGCCGACATAGTAGAAACCTACAACCCCCGCAAGTATGGCGCACGCATAAACCTCGATCACGAATTTAACTGGTCAGGCTGGGCCGCTAAAAACCTACACAACGTAGACATACCAGGAATGCTAGGCGACGTAGTAAGTGTAGAAGCATACGAAAACGAAGAAGGCGTAGTGTGCCTATACGCGGTGCTCGCGCCCAATCAAGGGTTTGTAGCATTAAACAAAGCCGACCAAGCCGTATATTTTAGCATCGAAATTAGCCGCGACTTCATGGGCACTGGCAAAACCTACCTAACCGGCCTAGCTGTTACCGACTACCCAGCAAGCTGCTACACCGACCGTATTCATTTTAGTAGTAAGAGCAAAGCAGACGACACGGAAGTCTCTTTATTAACCGTTGACTTAGGGTCATGTGAGCCTATCGACACACCTAAAAAACCCTTTTTCAAACGACTATTCACTAAGGAAGAACCCGACATGAACGAAACACAATTAGCCAATGCATTAAAAGATGCACTCGGCACGCCGCTTGAGCAATTTGGCCAAAAGCTAGATGGCCTAACCACAAAGCTTGATTCATTCTCAACCACTAAAGTGGAAGGNCCCGCCAGCCGAAGAGCCAGCCGAGCTAGCAAAGCTTAAAGAAGAGCTATCAAGCACAAAAACAGCACTTGAAGAGCTTAACGAAAAGTTTACCAAAGCATTAAAAACACCTGCGGGTGACACAACCAACGCCGACGAAGAACACGAAGGCGACGAAGGCAAATACAGCAACTGCTTGTAATTGCCGCACCCTAACTTAACTTAGCAAAACGCAGGAACGAAAATGAAAACCAGAACAAAACAATTATTTATCGCAGTGCTTGCAGGCATGGCCAGCAACTACGGCGTAGCATCAATGAACGAGCAGTTCAACGTAGAGCCAACAACTGAGCAGCGCTTATACGACGCAACGTACGACTCAGTAGAGTTTCTACAATTAATCAACACCGCACTAGTAGACGACATCGTAGGCCAATCGGTAATGATGAGCGTAGATGGTGGAGTAACAGGCCGTGCCGGTGTAGAAAGCGACGACACCAAAGAGCGCCAAACGCGCGACGTAGCAGGCCTAGCAAAACGCGAATACCGTTGCCACCCGGTAGAATGCGACATTCACTTATCATGGGCAAAAATGGATCAGTGGTCAAAATTCCCCGACTTCCATCAGCGCTATCGCAATCACGTACGCCAAGCAATTGCACTCGACATTATTAAAATCGGCTTTCATGGCACATCAGCCGCACCGTTTACAAACATTGCAACTAACACAATGCTGCAAGACGTAAACATTG